CTTGGACTCAGCCTCGCGCCTGGCCAGCTCCATCATGGCCCAGCCCTTTACGCGTCCCAGGAAGCTGTTGAAGGCCCGGCTGGTGCTGTCGGCGTCATCGTCGTGGACCGCGTCCGGAAAGCCTTCCAGGTTTTCGAACCAGGTGTCGTTCCAGTCGCCGCGCAAAACATCGACGTTGCCGGCTTCGGCCTGGGCCGAGAACGGCCCGAAGCGCGTTTCCTTTTCGCCGGTTTCCGGGGACGTCCGGATTTCATATCCGGCCAGGGCCAGCTTGTAGTCATCGGCCTGATACTTGCCCGCCTGGGCGGGGTCCTGGGCAATGCTGATGCCCACGCCCGGGCCGTCGTCACTGGCGGTATTTTCGACAAACCTCTTGGTGCCGGCGGGCGTGTCGCGGGTGCGCCGGTGGTCCAGCACAATGAACCGCTTGGTGGAACGGCTGCGGCCAACCTTGGTGCCGCACGTCCAGTCGGGATCGTTGGTTTCGGTCTTGGGCGTGCCGCCCAGGTCCCAGCCTCGGATAATGTCCAGATCGGTGGGGACTGCATCCACCACCTTGCACCATGCGCGCTTGAACAGAAGCCCGGCCGCGGCCCGAATTTTCCAGTTTGCCTTCAGCAGCCGTTCGCGCTCGACGCGCGGCTGCGCCATCAGGTTCGCCAAATAGCCGGGGTCGGCGGCCATCAAGGCTGGGTTATCGTTCAGCGTCGCCGGGATGAAAGTCAGCGACTTGGGCCTGCAGCCCGGATGCTTGGCCTCCAGCTCTTCCTTGCTGTCCGCCCAGACCAGCTCGTCATTGACCCGGATGAACCAGCGCAGGACGCCGGACCGCTCTGGGATGGCGAAACCAGTTTTCTCGTCGATCCACCAGGCGATCAGCTTGGCGACCCAGCTGTCAGCGTCGGGGTTGCAGGTCGCTCGGATGTAGGGCTTTACCCCGCACATCGAGCGATTGCGGGAAACCATGTACCAAAACTGCTTCGCCGAGAAATGCGTCAGCTCGTCGAAGCCGATGAACGGGATTTGCGCACCCTGGTAGTCCAGGGTCGTCTTATCGTGTTCGAGGTGGGCAAAGCCGATCGAGGCGCCGGATGGAAATTCCCACCACAGCGTCGAGACGTGGGGCTTACCATCCGCGAGGGGGTAAAGCTTTTGGCTTTCGTCCCAGAGCGCGCCCTCATTGCGGATCTGGACGGTGGTGCGGCGGAAGATGACGCCGCCAAAATCCTTGTTCCCGATGTGCTGGAGCGGCTGCAGCAGCAGCCCGAAGGTCTTTCCACCGCCGGCAGCCCCGCCGTAAATCGCAATGTCCGCCTGGGAGGACAGGAATTTCTGCTGGGGCCCGGCCTGGCCGTCGGGGATCGTCCCCTTTGCCGCGGCCTTCTGAGCTTCAACCGCCCTGCGTCTCCGTTCCTCCCTCACCTGCTCCAGGGTTGGCAATCGCTCCGAGGATACTTTCGAGCTTGGCGAGCTGTTCATCTGTCGCCTTCGTCAGGTCGAGCGTCTGAATGGGCGCATCACCGGCGCCCCCGCCCACTACCGCGACCTTGTCGCCATACTTCTTGGGCCGCATCTTGCCGGCCGACCACTTGCGCGCATCGATCCGGATGCGTTTGTCGTTCGGGTCCAAGCCCTTGTCGTCGGCAATATCGACGATGTCATCGATATGGCTGTCGGCCTGGGCCTCGCGCGCGCGCGTGTATTGGTCCGCGAAATCCTTGTTGTCGGACAACCAGCGAAACACACAACCCTTGGTTGGCATGTGCTGGTCCCTGCAAATGGACCGCAGGCTCTCCCCGTCGGCCAGGCGCTCACAGATGGCGTCAGCGATCTCCTGGGTGAAGTCGGTGGGGCGGCCAGCTGCTGCCTTTTGTTCTGCTGGCAGTGAGGCGTTCATGTGAATGCCCTGGGCTATGCGCTGGCCCGAGGCCCAATCGAATGGCAGGCTCAGGCTGGGAGGGGGTGATCAGAATGACAACGAGCAAAAGGGACGCGAGCAAGGCGTCCAAGCTCCTCAGAAGCAAGAAATCTTCCAAGTCTGTGAAATCCGTGGCGGGATCAGACCTGTCGCAGGCGAAGAAGAAGAAAAAATAGCATTTCCCTGAAAAAATGGCCCGGCATCGGTTCTTGAGGAGTCGGCGCCGGGCCAAGTTCAGGGAGGAAACGCCCAGGAAGGGCGGGGCGCCGGGGGTCGCCAGACCGAAGGCACGCCCACATGATCGGCCGCAAAGCCCATCACGTTTGTGGAGCGGATGGTTGGACTTGAACCAGCGACACGGGGCTTGGGAGCCCGTACTCTACCGGCTGAGCTACACCCGCGAATTCAGTGCCCCGGTTTCTGTCACCATCGGGGCGCATGGTGTCGGGGCGGTACTCCCGATACTCGCAAAATCACTGGCGTTACTTGCCTTCGGGTCTCTTGTGTAGCCCCTTCTCCACCAGCAGCTCAGCGAGGTCGTCGTAGTGCAGGCAGTCGCACATGCACGCGCCGACGACCGGGCCACCGAGTACGGGGGCGATGCTGCCGTTGCAGTAGTCGTTGCCCGGCACGGCGTCGAAGAGGATGCCGATGGCGTTGATGTTCACGGGGCCGCTGCCGTACCCGGCGAGGGATACCACCTTGTCGCCATTCTTGGCCTCGCGGCCGTTCCTGTAGTGCATGGAAATCTCCGGGTTTGGTTGGGGAAAATATGCCTGCGCCTCTGGAGCGCTGGTGCTGAGACAGCGGTTGTGGTGATCGCTCTCGGCGGCAGGCTGTTTAGTTACGGCGGCGGCTCGCCTTCTTGGCGGCCTTGCTGCCTTTGAAGCTTTTTGGCTTGGGCCGGCGGGGACCTGGTCGGCGGCCGCGCTGCAATCTGAAGTCGAAGAAACCGAAACCGCTGACCGGCATGACGCCTCCGATATATCGAAATCGTTATGTGGTCGCCTTCAGGACGTTCCCGAAATCATCCGCGCCCTCAGGTACCGTCATGCCATGCGGTGTGTGCTGCGGGCGGGGTGCGCGCGGGTAAATCAGCGGGCACCGGCGCACCCTCGCGGGCGCAGCAGTCACATGGGACACCTTGGTGTAATTGCCGGTGGGCCTTTAAGGCTCCCGCACCGGGCCTATTTTTCGGCCACGGTGCGAATCGGCGTCGGAACGCAATAGGAATGCGGCTAAACGCGATTCTCCGTCAATAGGGAAGTTCTGTGGCGGGGTCCGTTTCATGTCCCACCAGAGAGACATTCACCATTCGATGGCGTCAGCGCGCAGTTCGTGAAGCTCTGCGCCGCATTCTGCGATGTGGTCCTCCAGGCGGCGGGCCAGCGTGGGGCGTGCGTCCGGCGGGGGACCATCGTCTCCCCACCGCTGCATGGTCTTGGCGGACTTGCAAAATAGCTTGGCCGCGCCCGAAGCCCAGTCTCGACCGAACATGAGCTTGCAGATGGAGATAAACCTGGAACCGGTCAGGATCATGATAGGCGTCTCTATCGGTTCTCGATCTCGCATGCGGCCATGGCCGCGAAGCGATGCAGCGGCGCTTCCCGCCGGGCGATCTGCCCCAAGCGGTTGTAGATGACCTTCTGGCCGTCGATCGCCTGGACGTAATATTCGCCGTTGGCCGTGGTCCTATAGGTGCGCTGGGCTTTTATGTCGGAGGGTGCCACGGGTTATCGCTCCGATAAGGTGACAGGTTGAAGTGAAAGACGCAGCGCCTTGATCCAAGCCGTGCGGCCCTTGGCCCGCTCTTCTTCCCTGGCCTGTGCCACCGCGTGGTAATCGACTTCCCGCATGGCCTCTTTTTTTTCAGCGTCAAGACCCTCTTGGCCGGTCATCTTCTTTGGTCGGCGGGCGCGATAACTGCCGTTTTTGGAAATGGTCAACTGCTCGATCATGAATGATTTCATCTCAACATGCTCAGCGGTGGGGGGCGTCCATTTCTCAACTTCAGCCAGCATCGCGTCCAAACGGCGATCCTGTTCAGTTTGCTTGGCGTCGTATTCTTCGGCTGACTTACAACCCCGCTCGTATGCTTCCACTGTCGCCGCTTCCGCCTGTTCCGGCGTCATAGCGCGCAACTGTTCCAGACGCGCCTTCGCCTCTGCTAGACGCTGGGCGCTATATATGCTGGGCTTGAACTCATCCGGTATCGGAGCATCGGCAGGCTCGTCACGCATCGTGACGCAGGCCCCGAAAGCGCGGGCGCATATCATGGCGAAGGTCGCGAAGTCGGTCACGCTGCCCTCGACAACTTCGTGTGTGTATCCAGTCGGCATTTGATGCTCCCTCCTCAGGCGTCCAACCATTCATTGTCGGGTTCGCCGTTTTCATGGAACTCGGCTTCAAATGCATCGTTGGTCGGCGCCGGCAACGCTGGCCGCACCTCAGGCGGCAACGTGGCGCGGACCGCGTCGGGAAGCTGGTAGCGCCCTGTCGGCTGGCGGGCGAAAGCCACTTCCCTTGTGCAGGGCGTGAAACGGTACAGCGACGATCCGCCGACAAAGACGGCAGGAAGCAGCTTGTTTTCCCAGATGGGCTCCAGCTGGAGCATCTTGGTGCCGAACCGCTCAACCTCGGCAAAACGCCCGATCATGGTGCTGTGGCCCATGATCTCGGCAATCGCGTAATCGCCATCAGGTAAGTCTGCTGCGGTTGAAATGCGGTCTGTTTCGGGTGCGATGTGTTCACTCATGGGCTTCCCTCTATTGCGTGTTTCGATCAGGCGGCCTTTGTCTCGGCCTCGACCTTCTTGAGATAAATTTCCTCAATGTCCTTCTTCATGAAGCCGGCCAGCACCGTCGCCATCCCGCGGTTGCTGCCGACGTACATGCAGCGCTGGCCGCAATAGGGATCGCCTTGCTTGGTGATTACCACCCAGCCACCGGGCACCAGGTCAGTTCGTGGCATCGGCTTTTTGCGAGCGACCGCGAGCGAATACTCTTCATCCTCGATCTTTCGCAGCGCTTCAATGATTGCCGAAGGCAGCGGTGACGGCCTCTCGCCGCTCATGCATAGCGCAGTTCCACCGTCCGACCCGTCCATGCCAGGAGTGTTTCTGATTGGGCCGACAGGATCCCTCTGCGGATCAAAGGCGATGAAGACATATCCCGGGAAACGGAGATCGACCTTGGGCTCAATCCTCCGGCTGTGCTGTGTGCGGATGTAAGTCTTCGGCACATAGGTGATATAGCCCTGCTCGCGCAGGCCCACCGATGCCTCTGCCTCCTTGGTGGGATAGGCAACTCCGACGAACCATTTTTTCTGCGCCTGGGAGTCCAACGCAGCCCGAGAGAGGCGGGAACAATCGATATCAGTGATCTGAATCCGATCTTCGTTAGCCTGACGCCGGACTGCGATCACGGCGCGTTCAAGGGCGGGATCACGGTGAGCCATTAAGATGCCTGCTTGTTCTGATTGCGGATGCTGTTGCGTTTTTCGACGGCTGCGGGA